ACTTATTTGATATTTACTAACAAATATTAAATCTCATAATAATCGGCGTTTGAAATGAGAAAAGGTGTAAATATTCAATGATATAAAGAAATAGTTATTTAACGATGACGACGGGTAAAATTCTTCTTACTGCTATTACTACTTCTGCGTCTGCCAAAAGTCTGCTGCAAAGCCAACAATGCTCCGGGAACAACGGCTTGACCTACTACAGCACCCCATGAACCTCCGCGTTTACCACGACGTTTGCGCATTCTTTTACCACCACCCATATTCTTATTGAGGTATGGTTGTTGATTATTAGCATTTGTATTGTTAACAGGCACAACGTCATTACTCTGAACAGTGCCAGCGTTTTGACCAGGTTGAAGTGTTAAAGCATTCATAAATTGGGTCCATCCATTTCCAACAGTTCCATTAACCCATCCCCAAGCTGATGGTGGGTTTCCTGCTAAATTACCACCACGTTGACCGCGACGTGCAGTTTTAGACTTAGATTGAGATCTTCTTTTTTGACTACGATGTCTTGCCATTATATATTTAAGTAAGAAAAAATACTAACGAAAAGTATTTATCACATTTTTATTACGCAATAATGTTACTAATATTAATAAAATTGCTAAAATCAAAACAAATATCAAGAAAACTAAAAAAATAATTACATAAATATAGGGATAAATTTCATATAATATTAGATCTGTAACTGGAGAAAATAATACTTTGATTTCATTTCTAACATCTTCTGTTTTTAATATGTCTAAACATTGCTTTATTAACGAATCCTTCATTCTATAAAAATTACGAATAAAAATATTGCCAAAAAACTACGTTATTATGCGTGTGTTTAGAATTAAAAATTTCTTTGTCTTCAATAATTAATGGATAATATTATTGAACCTACAATTGATTACGATTTTTCAAAATTATATTTAGGACCTCCGACAACTTTGGCAGGAGGAGCATACTTTACAAGAATTATGCATAATACTAACAAGCCTGTATATATTCAAACACCCAAAAGTTTAACAAAACAAGGTTTTATTAAAAGTGGGAAAAAAATATATGCTGATTTGATGTTTGATAATAATGATACTGTCTTTATCAATTGGATTGAAAATTTAGAAAGCCAATGTCATGAACTTATTTTTACCAAAGGACAATCATGGTTTGAAACCAAATTAGAAAAAGATGACATTGAAACTGCTTTCACATCACCATTTAAAATTTTTAAATCTGGAAAATATTATTTATTGAGAGTAAATGTGAAACCAAATATAAAAATATACGACGAAATAGATAAAATCATAAATGTAGAAGATATTAATTCAGATAAGACTATTATTTCTATTTTAGAAATACAAGGAATTAAATTTACTTCCAGAAATTTTCAAATTGAGATTGAACTTAAGCAGGCAATGGCTGTTAGTCCTGATCCATTCTTAGATGAGTGTTTTATAAAAAAACCGATTAAAAAGCTACAAAAAGAAACATATTATGATGAAGAAACTCAAGAACCAAATATAAATTTATTTATTAAAGAAGCTGCAGAAGATTTAGCAAAAAATACAACTAAAAACACTTTAGAAAATTCAAAAACTAATAATTCAGTTTCAATTGATTTAGAAATGCCATTTGATAACATAAATACAACTACTATACAAGAAACAAATGATAAAGACGGAATAAAAGAAGTCGAAGAAACTAATGTTGTTTTAGATATATTAGAAACAGAGGATCCTTATGTTTTACAAGAATTTGACTTATCTTCTACTTTAGAAAATAATTTAGAAACAATTACACTAAAAAAACCAAATCAAGTATACTATGAAATATATCAAAAGGCACGTGAAAAAGCTAAGGAGGCAAAAAAAAGTGCATTAGTTGCTTATTTGGAAATGAAAAATATTAAGAAAACATATATGTTAGACGATATTGATGAGAGTGATAGTGATTTTGAAGATTTTGGAAGTAGAGACAGTGCATCTGAAATTTCCGATACAGAAAGTTTAGAAGATTAATTATTTAAAAACTAATAAAAATACTTTAGAAACAATTTCAGTTTCAATTTATTAAAGACAATTTATTAAAGAATTAATTTATAATTTGAAAAATATTTTATCGCTAATTTTATATAATGAGTGTTTCTTTAAAAAAGCTCTGGAATGAATATGGTGTCGGCGGTGTTTTAATCGCTATAATCGTATTATATGGTATCTATATGTTATATAAAAATTTAATGTCTAAGGGCAAATCTGGTAACGAATACATGTCACAAGATCGCAAGAAAGCCTACAACAATTCTGGTTCTGCTCCTATGGGACCTCAACCTGCTCAAGAATCAGGCAATGAAGTGTATTCCTCTGTAGGTGGTTCCCAAGCCGCATCTATGGGACTTCCTTCATCCTGTGGTGGTAACCAAAATCCTTCCGATCTTTTACCTAAGGACACTAATAGTCAATGGGCTCAACTCAACCCTGCCGGCAAAGGCGACCTTGCTAACATCAATTTGTTGAAGGCCGGCTACCACATTGGTATCGACACCATTGGCCAAACTTTACGTAATGGAAACTTGCAAATTCGTTCAGAGCCACCAAACCCTCAAGTCAATGTGGGACCCTGGAATTTGTCAACAATCGAACCTGACTTTATGAGACCACCTTTGGAGTTAGGTCAAGGAAGTCAATAAATATTGTCGATACGATAATATTCCAACAAACATTCAATAATTAAATATTATTTATCAGTAATATTTAATTAAATTTTATACAATTAGATCCACTTTCCAAGAAGAAATGCTATTTATAATATCTCTTCCATTTACATTTTTTAAGGAAACCTTGCCTCCTTTGGCAGCACTTATTTTTATCCATTCATTTGGCAAATCTTTATACCGTTGATTTCCATCGTCAAAAACGCGTATATAATATAGTTCTAAAACGGGTTCTTCATCTTCAATATTCTCCATAATAATTATTATAATAGTAATATTTATATTGTTTAGAATAATATGTTAACATAATAGTTATCATATTAGTTAATATTTTATTCGAATTATAATATATATAAATGTGGGTCGTAACCGATACAAATAAAAAAATATTATATGTTTTGCAAATAATTCATTTATTTATCGATTTTTTCTGTATGAGTTATATCTATATTTTTAACCCTATATATGATATATATTTTTGTGGATTTATTTTGTTACAAACAATACATTGGGCTGCTTTAAAAAATGAATGTATTGTTAGTTATCTAGAAAAGAAACTGATGGATCCAAATTATGAATTAGGATCAAATCCAAAATGGGTTCCGCATTATGATGTATTTTATAATAATTTTTTGAAAACAGTCAAGGCTATTTGTATTATTGGAGGGCTTCTTTATGTAATGTTTAGAAATGACAGTAATATTATTAGGGCAATTTGTGTAGCTGCTATATTGTTTTGGATTTATTTGACGTATATACATGTAAAAGCGCAAGTGTAAAAATATAATATCATTAATAATAATAAATTTTATTGGTAAATTTATTATTAAAATCTTATAATATATGGAATATTTTAATAAATATATAAAATCAATAGATTATCCCATGAGAATGGGATATTTTAATAAAATTGCATATATGCATTTTTTTAATGATATGTTTGTATGTTTATACCCTTATATTTTGTCTCCAATATATGATTTTTATTTTGTATTGTTTGGATTATTGACATCCCTGCATTGGATAGTTTTAAAAAATGAATGTATTTTTAGTTATATAGAAAAAAAACTTCTTAACCCTAATTATGAGTTAGGTGCAGATTGCTATTTAAATCCATATCATAAAAAATTTTATTATTATAATAATGTTAATTATTTCTTTATAAAAGAATTTTTTTGGATAGTAACATTTTTATTAATTATCTTTTATAGAAAAAATCCAAATTACGTTAAATATATGGTCGTTTTACTAATAATAATAGTAATTATATTAAAAGGACCTCAATTTTTAAAAAAATAAATAAATTTTTGAATAAATTTCAGTTTAATTTTTGCGGTTTAAAATAATAATAATAATAATAATAATAATAATAATTAAAACAATAATAATCATTAAAATAATAATTATTAAAATAATAATTATTAAAATAATAATTATTAAAATAATAATTATTAAAATAATAATAATTATTACAAATAAAATGTGTATATATTATATATGAATTTTATAAAAAATGTAATTTTAACATTGAGTATGTATTTACATTTATTTACAGAATTGGTAATAATTTTTTATATATTCGTATTTAATAAAAAATATGATATATTTTTTGTTTTAAATATTTTTATTATAATGATTTTAAAATTGTTCTTTAAATATGAATGTATTTGGTCTGTATTTGATAAAGTAGTAATTAATCAAAAATATACTTTGGGAAGTGATCCCACAAATCACCCGTTCAGATTTATTTATGGAAAATACGATCCGATGATATTAGTAGGTATTATAGTTGTTATAAATTGTATAATAATATTTTTTAGAAATAACAGTAATTTAATAGTAAAATATCTAGCTTTAATAGATATACCATTGTTTATATTAGTTGAATATAATGTAAGACTTCAAAATAATCAAAATTAATAATATTTTGTTATAATAATGAACATTGATAGTAATACATATTGTTATAATATACAACAATTAACTTATAAAAAAGGGTTTTTAGACAAAACGGTTGACGCAACTTATATTATACATTTAAAAAACAATGGTCGTCTAGAAAATATCAACCAACAACTCAATGATTTTCATCCAACAAAAACAATATATATAGTGTTTAATAAAGGATATAAAAAATGTTCAAAACCTAAATTTATAGACACAAGTGCAAAAGACTTATTTGATGCTAATATACAAATATTTAAACATGCTAATAAAATGAATTATAATAATATTTTAATTTTAGAGGATGATTTTATATTTTCAGAAAAAATAAATGAGAATTATCATATAAATAATATAAACGATTTTATAAATAGCAATAATTATAAACCATTTATTTATCTTTTAGGTTGTGAACCATTCTTTTTAATGCCTTACAATTATCATACATATAGAGGATTAATAACAGGTGGAATGCAGGCAGTTATTTATAATAGCCAAATGCGTAATTTAATATTGCAACATAATCAACAAAATATAAAAAATCATGATGAATATTTTAACTTACATTTTTATATTTATAAATATACATATTATATTCCTTTAATATACCAATTATTTCCAGTTACTGAAAATCACTCACAATGGGGAGCTGAATTTGGTGAAAATTTATTTGCAAAGTATCTTATGTATATTGTAGTTTTTTTACATAAAATTCTAAAAATGGACACTCAACCTGAACCTGGTCATAGCATATTTTACTTTTTATCAAAATTAATATTTATTATTATTTTATTTGTTATTATATTTATTATTTCCAAACTAGTTTATAATACTTTCAAATATTCAAAAAAGTTTTACAAAAAGAAATAATATATTATTATAATAATGGACATTGATCATAATACACATTGTTATAATATCAAGAAACAAACATATAAATCTGGTTTTTTTGATGACAGTGTTGACGCAACATATATCATCCATTTAAAAGACAATGGGCGTCTTGATCATATACAAGGACAACTAACAAAATACCATCCGACTAAAATAGTTTATATTGTATTTAATGATGGTTTCAAAAAATGCGAAAAAAAACTAATAGAGCAAGTATCTTATCAAGACTTAACCGATGCATTTCTGCAATGTTTTAAGCACGCAGATGAACATGGATACAATAATGTTCTCATTTTAGAAGACGATTTTATTTTTAGTCCAGAAATAAAGAAAAATCCTGAACACATTAATATTGTGAATAAGTTTTTAAATCAAAATCGTAGTGAAGAATTTATTTACTATCTAGGATGCAATCCTATTATTGTAAGACCTTGCACATCCGATTTTAATCATTATAAATCTTACAAATCGTGCTCTACACATGCGATAATCTATTCAAAGACGGCACGATCTAAAACCCTAAATCTTGAGTTGAAACACTGGGACGTGATTATAGAGGATGGTGTTTCAAACAGGTATCTTTATTGTAAACCACTTTGTTACCAAACCTATCCTGATACAGAAAACAAAAAAACCTGGTCGGAAAAAGATTTTGCATTAATCGGTTATTTAAAAAATGCAATTATCAAAGGGTTAAACTTAGATGTTAAACCAGAACCAGGGTTTTCTATCTTATATTTTGCAGCGAAGGCACTCAATTTGTTAGTATTTCTTTCAATAATATTCATAATTATTTACATCATTTACATTATTTTAGTAGTTATTAGAGATAATACTGTATTTCAAATGAAAACATATAGTAAACGAAAATAATGAATAATGCTTTAAAAAATATAATTATATTTTTTTCCGAGTTTATATAAATGATTGATTTAGATAAACATAGTATATTAATCTATATAATTATTGCATTTGTTATATTTATTTCATTAAAAATATATAGTGAATCTGACGCTTACAATTTAAAATGTATTATATCGGACGTAGACGGTGAAAGATATTGTGTTAGAGAAAATCCCAAAATGGAAAAAGCAGCAGATTTATTAGCAAAAGTTACCCAACGATGTAAAGATCTAGTTGCCTATTGTGCCAAGAAATATCCAGATGATGAAAACGTGCAAAGATTAGTGCAAAAATTTAACCCAACCAAAATATCTGAAACTTTGCCAACGAGTGAATTTACAGCTTATAGTGAAAACAAGGGTGAAAAATTGGCTTTTTGTTTGAATAAAAAGAAAAATAATCCAGAATTGATTGATATTAACACATTGGTATTTGTAGCAACACATGAATTAGCTCATATCATGACTGTTTCAGAGGGTCATAAACGAGAATTCTGGTCTAATTTTAAATTTTTGTTGGAAAATGCAAAAGCTGCCGGACTATATAACCCAGTAGACTATAAAAAAGACCCACAAGCATATTGTGGAATGGATATTACCGATAACCCATATTATGATTTTAAATAATTCTTACTTCATCATAACCTTTTGCAAAAGGTAGACAAAAAAATAATAATTACTTTATATATATGTCACTATTTCCTATATTTAAAGTAAATAAATTATCTGATAAAAATGTTACTGATACTATTTATGTTTTTTATGGATCACAATTTAGCGAAGAAATGGATGACCCAACTGATTTATTTGAAGAAGACCCTCAAAACAAAGTATTTTCTGATATTTTTGATCAAACTGAATTGGATAATATTAGAACTAATAATATAGATGTTATATTTGTTAATCAAACTATACATATAGATGACAGTATAGGGGTAATAAAATTAAAAATATTTGAAGCTATTGAAAAATCAGCATCCATGAACGAAATTTATTTGTTTTGTTTGAAGAATGAAAAACTTAATCCAATTACGGTATATCAAAATTTAACACAAAATGATAAATTGCCTCTTACTAAGGTTAGAATGGATCAACTTATACTCAATTTATACGATGAAGATGGCGAACCTATCGATTTTGAACTGCCTGAAAAAAAACAATATACATTCGATGATATATTAAGTTTAGACTTAGTGGAACGTGAATATTTTGTAGGAACTCCTCTAGGACAAAAAATTATTTTTGCAAATGAATACCCGTTTATTGCGGATCCATTTTTAGTGGAAGCATATGATACCCTTTTAGAGCGATCTAGAAGAGAAATAAGCACCTTAAGCAGCAATTTATTATTGGAAACTGGACCCATTTTTAGAAACACAATTTACTTATGTTTGGCAAAAGATATATTTGAATTAGCAGTTATTAATGAAATTTCAATTGACTATTCGTCTAAAATATATTATCCTTTTTTGTATAAAGAGAAAATTGATAAAATAGAAACTCTCAATGCAAAACGACATGAATTAATTCAAGCAACAGAAGACAAACTAACAACTAATGTTGAAAGAAATTTCGAAAATATCAATATGTTTTATAAAATTTTCGAACAAAAAACGCCATCAACAAAATTTTCAGAAAATCCAAGACAAACAGGAATTACTTCCTTAAAAGTAGTCATTTATCCCGATTTCAAAATTAAAATACCAATTGATGTAATTTTCAAGTTAATCCATGCTACAAATGAGTTTCCGTTAATAAAGTATAATCCAGAAACTAGACAAGAAAATATATATCGTCTCTTTGCTCCCGAATTAACAGTTGATGGTAGAAAAATACCCTATTTACAAAAAGCTACCATATTTAAACTCATGAGAACTATTGGAAAAAACAGATCCGTTGCAGTGTATACAACTGTTAAATATAAAGGTATTGAATTTTATATGTCTTGTGAATTTGAAGAAAATGGCAATATAACCGTATATCCATTAATCGATTTTAGTTCACCAGTTTTATTAAATGACGGCGATAATCGATTTCATGACATTGATGCTGTTATTGGCTTAATTGTAAATCCATTAATTGAAGAAATTAAACCATTTTTTGAACAAAGTGGGTTAAATATTCCATTATTTAAATCTATTCAAGCTACAAATGTAGAAATTCGTGATTTAAAATATCAAACGGTTTACAATATAACAAAAGCTATCGATATTACCAAATTTAGCGGTTGTATATCAAGTGTATTTACAGTTGAATCTGCAAATTTTAAAAAAGGTATTCAAATGCGTTATAAACGTGTATCTAATTTTAACAAACGCGACAGTCAAGAAGCATTTATTATTGAAAAGATTGATCAAGGGTTAAAAATTGATGAAATTATAACAGAATTATTACAACAATACGAAGATTTAGATGAAGAAATGGCAACAGATTTAATTGTGAAAATTCGTTCGGAATTGGAAGTTGTAAGAGGTGCAAATAAACGTAGAGCATTAATGATTAAGATAAATCCTGGTTTTAAAACTGTTATGATGGCTAACCTTATTACAAGTGAACTTTCAATTAATGTTAGTGGAATTAATGATATATATTATTTAAATACTATTCCAGTTTATTTGGATACAATTATTCGTATTACTCAAGATATTCGTAGTAGTAAAATAGATGCATCTTCGATAACAAAATTATGTTCAGGAGATGAAATTGAAGATGTTGAATTTGGTCAAATTACAGCACAATCTGAATTAGCAGTAGATGAAAATGAATTGCCTATTTTTGAAGATGAGGTTGCTGTTTATTCTGATGAAACTGGTAATAAAAGCGTAGAGCAAGGTGAAAATATGGATGAATTATTGGACATGTTAGGCTTTGAAGAAGATGAAAGTGGTGATTTAGAAGGAGGGCAAGGTTCTTCCTCGGAAGAAGAAGTGCAAGAGGAATTTTTATCTAATTCTAATTCTTCTGAACCAATAAAAAAGAAACCAGAAGTAAATGTTGCATCTGTGTCAGAGTTGGGTTCTTTGTCTAGCTTATCGGAAGTCCAAGCAAATTCAGATAGTTTAGAAGTAGCAAAAAAACAAGAAGTAGCAAAAAAACAAGAACCTGCAATTAATAAAACAGCAGTTGCCCCTAGTGTTGTTTTAGGAAAAAAAATGGTATCAGATGGCTCTTCAGATGAAGAAGTCCAAGAAGAATTATTAGCATCTAGTCCTAGTAGTCCTATTTTAAAGCCAGTCTTTAAACCAGAAGAAGAGGAAGATGAAGAAG